AAATTAAAAAAACAATCTCTGAAAGAACAAAAGAAGCAATGAATAAACCTGAAATTCGTGAAAAATATGAAAAAGGTCTATCTAAAAGAAACACTCGTTCTTCTGACCCAGAAGTAAGAGAAAAAAGAAGAAAATCTATGCTGGGTAAAAATAAAGTTAAGACTGATAAACAACTTGAAGCAGCAAGAAATGCTGCTAAAAAAAGAATAGGTGTTCCTTTATCGAAAGAACATAAAGAAAAAATAAAAAATACAACACATTTTAAAACTCTAAATACTCTAAAACTAAAATGCAAATATTGTGATTTTGTTGGGAATAAAGGAAATTTAGCAAGATATCACAATGAAAAATGTAAGCACAATAAAGAGAAATTAAATGTTATCATTTAAGCAATTCATAAGTGAAGAAATTGATCTGGAAAGACGTAAAGAATCAAAAAATAGGGCCAGAGCTGCATACATGGATAGGCAAGCAAAACCTCATCCTGATATTTTAGATCATTATAATAATTGGAGAGCAAGCACCCCATCTGAAAAAAAAGAATCAGGCATAAAAAAATTAGATGATTATCATGCATCTATTCAAAATGTACCAGAAGGGCATCCACTGTATGGTCATAAAATACCAATAATAGATTCTTATAAAAGAATGGACGGGGTTGTTCCTTTTGGTAGAGCACCTAAAAAAGAAGTCACACCAAGACCCCCACCGTTTCCTCATAAAGAAGATTGGGTAAAAAATGCATTACAAAGTCATGATAGTACTTCTAGGCCAACACTAGATGGTTATAGAGTGGCTATGAATTCCCATGAAGGAAATACTAATGAACTAGAAGCTAATAAAAGAGATGTTTTAAGAGCAATTAAATATCATAATATAAAATGGCCAAAACCAAAAACACCAAAACCACAAAAAGAACCTAGAGATCCATTAGATCTTCCTTCTTTAGCAAAAAATATAAGAGAATTGAAATCACAAGGATATTCTCATAGAGATATTGGTGAAAAATTAGGAATATCTGCCGGCACAGTTTCAAAAATACATAACAGTAAGAGTTCTAATGTATGACAACTAATTTTTTCTTCAACAATTTTAACTCTTCACAGGAACAATTGTTACTAGAAAATTTAGTAATTGAGTCCATAAAGATTTATGGACACGATGTATATTATATTCCTCTTACTAGAACATCTTATGATGATATCTATGGTGAAGACGATCAAGCAGCATATAATTCAGCACATTTTATGGAAATGTATATTAAATCCATAGATGGATTTTCTGGTGATGGTGAATTTATGTCAAGGTTTGGTATAGAAATACGAAACCAAGTTGTTTTTTCTATGGCACAAAGAATATTTTCACAAGAAGTTGGAACATTTACAGATCAGGTAAGACCTAATGAGGGAGACCTGATTTATTTTCCATTGAATGATAGATGTTTTGAAATTAAATTTGTAAACAAATATGAAATGTTTTATCAGTTAGGAGCATTACAAACTTGGGAAGTTACTTGTGAATTATTTGAATATTCAAATGAAACATTCAATACAGGTATTCCTGAAATTGACATTATTCAATCTAAGTTCTCTATGAATGCTCTTGATTTCTCTATAAAAGATGAAGCAGACGATTATCTTGTTACAGAAGATTCAGAATATATTATACTTGAAGGAAAAGCAGTTGATGATTTGATTCCAGCAGATGATAGTGATGAAATACAACAAGAATCAGATAACATAGTTCTTTTCTCAACAGAAGATCCTTTCAGTGAAGGAAATATTTAATGTTCGGTCAAACATTTTATCACAGTCTAATAAGAAAATATGTTGCACTTGTAGGAACGCTTTTCAATGACATTTACATTGAGAGAACTGATAGCACTAACACTGTAACAAAGTTTATAAAAGTTCCTATAACATATGCACCAAAAGATAAAATGTTTGCTAGAGTAATACAAGACTCTGGTCTTGATAGAGAAACTGCAGTAATGCCTCTACCTATGATCTCATTTGAAATAGGTCAAATGGCATATGATGGTTCAAGAAAATTAAATACTGTTACTAGAACAGTTGTTGAAGATCCAACAACACCAGATAAAAGAAAATACCAATATAATCCAGTCCCATATAACATAGAATTTAAAGTATATGTTTATGCTAATCACTCAGAAGATGCTTCTAAAATAGTAGAACAAATTCTTCCATACTTCACACCTGACTGGACAACAACAGTTCAACTTGTTCCAGAAGTTGAAATGATTATGGATATTCCAGTTATTCTTGATAGAATAAACTATTCTGATAATTATGATGAAGCATATACAAAAAGAAGAGCAATTATTTGGTCTCTAGATTTAACATTAAAAGGATATCTATATGGTCCTGTGAAATCTTCTGCTATTATCAAATTTGCAAATACAAACTTCTATATCCCTAAAAGAATTGGTGATTATGATTTGCAAGAAGAAGTACTTACAGTTATTTCGGGTAAGAATGTAAATAGCACAACAGATTTTATCACAATAAAAAATCAACCATTTGCTAATGGAGATTATCTTGTTTATGCAAATGCAGATGGAAATTCTCAAATTACTGGTCTAACCAGTGGTTCAAAATATTATGTTGTTCAAGCAAACTCTACTGGTATTAAACTATCCACTGAAAGATACGGTGGAACTGTTGATATAACATATGCATCCTCTAATACAACAAGCACATTAAGAAGAAATAGTGCAAGTAATACTGCAGTTGCTGAAAGAGTCACAGTTCAACCTGGACTGACTTCTAATAATAAACCAACTGTTTTTGGTAATAATCAATTATTTGTTACAGCAACAGCAAATGCATCAATTGAAAATGGCGTCGTTTCTCATCTTACTATTAATGAAGATGGATATGGATATATTGATAATCCAACTGTTACTTTCTCAGCATCACCATCTGGTAATACTGCAACTGCAACAGCAAATGTAAGTGAGTATAGAGTTGTAAAACTTAATATTACAAGTGGTGGTTCTGGATATACTTCAGCACCAACAGTTACAATATCTGCTCCAGATGGAGTAACAGTTCCATTCTCACAAATTGAAGAAGATGATAACTATGGATATGTTATCAGTATATATAATTGGGAAGAACTGAATGGAGAATAGAAAATTGAATGATGAAGAAGATCCTATTGGTGAAGCATTAGATATACTTCCTCCAGTAAAACAAGAAAAAGAAGAGAAAAAAGAATTAGTAATAGAAGAAGATGATACTTCTGTTTCTGATTTTGTTTCTGCTCGCCAAAACATCCACGATATGATTGATGCTTCAAAAGAAGCAATTGATTTATTAGCAGGATTTGCTGAAAGATCACAACAACCAAGAGCATTTGAAGTTCTAGGAAAACTTATAGAAACAAATGTTAAAGCAAATAAAGATTTGTTGGAACTACAAGAAAAAATAAGACAAATCAAAGAATTAGATATTACTCCTGAAGGTAAAGCAAAAACAATTAATAATAATTTATTTGTTGGAAGCACAGCAGAACTTCAAAAAGTACTAAAGAATATGAAGAATGAAGAATAGTGATATAGATGCTAAAGGTTATAAAGGTAATATTAATCTAAAGAGAATCAATCAAGAAATTGATTGGACTCCTGAACTTGTTCAAGAATATGTAAAATGCTCTGAAGACCCAGTATATTTTATTGAAACATATATGAAAATTATAAATGTTAATGAGGGTCTTGTAAACTTTAATCTATATGACTACCAAAAACAAATGATTCGTGGGTTTCAGGATAATAGATTTAATATTATTACAACTGCTAGACAAGCAGGAAAAGCATTACCATTAGATACCAAAATTCCATCACCTAATGGATGGAAAACAATGGGTGATTTAAAAGTTGGTGATTATGTTTTTTCTGATAAAGGTATTTCAATAAAAGTATCAGCAATTTCTGATATTTTCAATAATCACGATTGTTATAAACTATATTTTGATGATGGTTCGACTGTTGTTGCTGATGCAGAACATTTATGGGAAGTTAGAAAACAAGGCAGAAACAAAACCCCTGTGGTTTTAACAACTCAAGAAATATTCGATGAATCTGCAACTTTTATTGATAGTAGAAATAAAGAAGTATCTAAATTTTCAATAAAAGTATCAGAACCAGTTCAATATCCAAAAAAAGAAATAAAAATTGATCCATATACATTAGGTGTGTGGTTAGGCGATGGTTCATCAGCAGACGGACGATTAACTTGTATTTTTGATGATTTATTGGAATATAAAAAATATATACCATATAGTTTTTCAGAATCACATAGAAAAGAAAATGATGGTATATATTTTGGAACTATGTATAACCTTTATACAGATTTAAAAAAATATAATTTATTAAAAAATAAACATATTCCATCAGATTATTTAATTAATAGCATTGAAAATAGATTAGAACTTTTACGAGGGTTGATGGACACTGATGGGTGGGTTGAGAAAAATGGTCAAAATTGTATATCTTTATCATATTCAAAATATCCACAATTAATTGAAGATGTTTACGAACTATTATGTAGTTTAGGATTTAAAGTTTTTAGAAAAGAGTATAAAAAAACAAATTCTGCTAGATTATATTTTCAGTGTCCTAAATCTAAATTTAAGATATTTAAACTTTCCAGAAAGTTAGATAAACAAAGAGAAGAAATAAAAGTATCATCATATATAAATTCTAGATTTATTAGAAAAATTGAAAAAGTAGAATCTGTTCCAACAAAATGTATAGTGGTTGAAAGTGATAATCATTTATTTTTGTGCTCAAAACATTTTATACCAACTCATAATTCTACAACCACCTGCGGTTTTATTCTTTGGTACATTATATTTCATTCAGAAAAAACGGTAGCACTTCTAGCAAACAAGGGTGATACTGCTAGAGAAATTCTTGGTAAAATTCAACTTGCTTATCAACATTTACCCAAATGGTTACAACAGGGTGTAACTGAATGGAATAAAGGTTCGTTTGAATTAGAAAATAATTCAAGAGTTATTGCTGCTGCTACATCTTCAAGTGCTATTCGTGGTTATGCTATTAACTTATTGTTTATTGATGAGGCAGCATTTATTGAAGGATGGGATGAATTCTTTACTTCTGTTTATCCTACTATATCTTCAGGTGATGAAACTAAAATTGTTCTTGTTTCAACACCAAATGGTTTAAATCATTTCTACAGTATATGGGTAAATGCTGTTCAAAAAAGAAATCAATATAACTTTATGAAAGTTATGTGGCAAGATGTTCCTAATCGTGATGGTAAATGGAAAGATGAAACCCTTGCTGCTATGAACTTTGACATTGAAAAGTTTCAACAAGAATATGAATGTGAATTTCTTGGTTCATCTGGAACACTGATTGCTGGTTGGAAATTAAAAGAACTTGTTCATATGAATCCTGTGTCTGACAAAGAAGGTCTTACACAATATAAACAAGCAGAAAAAGAACATGCATATATAACAGTATGTGATGTTTCTCGTGGTAAGGGACTAGACTATTCTGCATTTCAAGTTTTAGATGTTACATCTATGCCTTATCAACAAGTTTGTGTTTATAGAAATAATGCTATTTCACCTGTTGATTATGCTAGTATGATACATGGAGTAGCAAGAGGTTATAATGATTCTGCTGTTCTTGTAGAAATTAATGATATTGGCGAACAAGTTTCACATTCACTTCATTATGATTTAGGATATGATAATATTCTTTTTACTGAAAATGCTGGTAGAAGTGGTAAAAGAATTACAGGTGGATTTGGTAAAGGAGAAATAGATAAAGGTATCAGAACAACTAAAATTGTAAAATCAGTTGGTTGTTCTATATTAAAATTATTAATTGAACAAAATCAATTAATAATAAATGATTTTAATACTATTAATGAACTTTCTACCTTTTCTAAAAAAGGTAAATCATATGAAGCTGAACATAATAAACACGATGACTTGGTAATGTGTTTGGTTTTATTTGCTTGGTTATCAGATCAAGATTATTTTAAAGAATATACTGATATTAATACTCTTATGTCTTTAAGAGAAAAAACTGAAGAAGATATTGAGCAAGATTTAGCTCCTTTTGGATTTATTTTTGATGGGCGTGAAGATTTTTATGATGAATCTTTTGAAGAGATAAATCCAGATGCGTGGATGTTTAATGACTCGTTGAAAATCAACTTTTAATAAATACTAAAAAATATCGTAATCAATCCACGTAAAGGAGAATAAAATGCCATTTCAGTTAAGCCCAGGTGTTAATATTACTGAAATTGATTTAACAACTGTAGTGCCTGCTGTAGCCACTACTGATGGTGCCATTGCTGGTGTCTTTCGTTGGGGTCCAATTAAAGACAGAGTTCTTATTGATTCAGAAAATCTTTTAGTTTCA